AAGCGTTGTTCAGTGACTTGAACGCATTGTCCCGTAAACTGCCACAACCTTTTGACGAGATTGCACAATCTGCCGTTACACTTAATAAAGTTGGTCTTAAACCATCAGAACAGACAATGAAATCACTGGCAGCTATTGCAGTTGGTACAGGTAAGAGTTTGACCGAAGTATCACAGATATTGACGAACGCATCACTTAACCGGCTCAAATCACTGCAACAGTTAGGTATTGAGGCTGACCGTGTTGGTGACAAACTCATTCTGTCATACAAAGGACAGAAAGAAACCATAGAGGCAACTAATGTTGCACTCGAACGGTACATGCAACGACTTGCCAAACAGAATTTCTCACAGACGCTTGACTATCAGATGCAAGGTATGACGGGCGCAACGAAGAACTTGTCTGACGCGTGGTCTGACTTGTGGACTACAATCAGCACCGGACAAGTCGGTCAGGAAATTGCTAAAACGATTTATAAAGCGTCACAGGCATTGGATGCGTTCACATCAACACTTAATTCTCCGGCAGTGCAACAAATCATGGGTGGATTTGTCAGACTGTTCACGGGTGCGTTTGAGACCATCGCTAATGGACTTGGCAATCTGGTTAAACCTTTTGCGCAGTTTTTCGGTGTTATAAATGAAAGCGGTGAGAAAACCGCCAAAGCGGAAATCGGTTATTTTGAAGGATGGTTTGACTTTGTAAGGCTTGGACTTGGTGATTTAATCGGATGGATTGACAAGTGGTGGCAGAAGACAACTGCATACGCTGAACATCTGGGCGCAATCGTTGCCAGCGCAACAAACGGCTCAACTCAAGAGATTTTACAGCAACAGTCATTACAATTAAAAATGCAACGTAAAGTCAAAGAGTTAGGCTTGGAAAATTCAGCCATAATGAAACGCAGCGGTCAAGTTGATATGAGTGCAATCCTGCAGATGCCGAAAGAACACCCGCTTGTTAAATATTATATGGAACAACGCACTGCCGTTGTTCAGGCACACAAGAATATTTCTGAGAGTGTGAAGGAAAGCGAACAGTCTTTACAGAACCGACTAAAGCAAATTGATGAAGAATCACGCAAGAATCGAAATAAATACTACGACGAACTCGCTCAGACACGCATTAAGACGCTGGACGCTATCAATAAAAAGACTGAAATATCCTACAATTCAGCGGTGACTGCAATCGGTAACATCGCTGGCAAAGGCAGTAAGGGGCTGAGGCAACTGTCTAAAGATGCTACGGAAACAGAGCGTGCATATAAATCACTGCTTGATACCATCGCACAGGCACAGTACAACAAATTGTCACCATTCGAGAAGGAAGATGTTGATTTTACAAAACAGATTGACACTTTGAAACAGGCGCATGATCTGCAACTGATTAACGACACTGAATTCCACACGGTCGAAGAACAATTGACTGCTCTGCATCTTGAGAAAATGTCGCAGTTGTATGATGAATACTATCAACAGGAAGCAGAGAAACGGCAACAGGCACTTGATGCACTTAAACAACGTGAACAGGATTGGAATAGCGGTACGGGTGTGAGTGCTTTAGATCAATTCAGTGAAAAACTCGCCAAATATAATCTGAATTGGACTAATTTAATCAATGCTGATTTTGCAAAAGCAAAACTTACCGCAGCGCAGATTGCCGGGGTGTATGCTCAAGCATCATCCGCTATCAGTGGCTATTTTGGTGCAATGGCACAAGGCTTTGATCAGAATTCAAAAGAGTTTAGGATACTGTTTGCCATGCAGAAATCGTTTGCAGTTGCAAGTTCCTTAATTTCAATATGGCAAGGTGTTGCGAATGCGATGGCTGCGCCATATCCTATGAATTTAGTTGCATGGGCTGGTGTACTCGCACAAGGCATGAATATTCTTGCACAATTAAAGAATGTGAATTATACAGGCGCACATGACAAAGGCGGGTATATTCCATCGGGTGCTATTGGTCTTGTTGGTGAGATTGGTCCTGAACTCGTAAGGGGTCCGGCAACAGTAACATCGAGACGTGAGACTGCAAACATGATGAATGACAATCAGAACAACGGAACAGTAATTGTTAATCTAATTGAAGATAAAAGCCGTGCCGGAACAACAACTGATGAATCAACTGACGAAGAACGGATCATAAACATCTTTGTAGCCAACATCAGACAAGGTGGTGAGATTGCTGACAGTGTTGAATCAACGTATGGACTGCAGAGACAGGGGTACTAATTATGGCATTACGAACCTTAAAAGCATTGTGGGCGAGCGGTGATAAATTCCCGATTACAACTTTGGAATTTGTGTTAAATCTCGGATGGGCGAGCAACGGCTTCGAGTTTAATCGTGAAACAACTCACTTGTACTATGCGTTGTCGCAAGACGACATAACACTTGACGGACAGTTATATACTGCATCGTGTTTTTCAGTCGCTTTACCGGACAGAAGTACAAATACTTTCCAGGACATCACATTCAGCATCGGTGATGTGAACGAAGAAATATCGCAATATCTGTCACGGGCCATCGGTACAAATCAGAAATTGCCAAACAAAGTGATACTGCGACAGTTCCATCCGGAAACACTTGAAAGACAGTATGAATTTGAACTCACAATTACATCAGTAATTCTGCAGAAGGGAACGGCACAGTTTACTGCGTCTTTTGCCGACATGGTAAATGCTGAGTTCCCGAAATTGAGATACACTTCAGAAAACGCACCGGGCATTGTTTATGTATCAAATTGATTTAACCAGATATTTGCGGATTAAGTATAAATTCGGTGGCAGAGACTATCCGAATCTCGATTGTTTCGGTTTGGTGATGTGTTTCTATCGTGATGAACTCGGTATCACACTGCCCCTGGACAAATCAATCTGTGATGCGACATCAGAGAATGAGAATTTAGTCAAAGAAAAAATTAAATATAGGCAGGTAAAAGAACAAGAATTGTGCGATAATAAGATGTATATAGCGTGTTTCTACGGTGGTGGGAAATTCAGGCATTGTGGCGTTGTTATCGACAGAAAAATACTTCACACATCACAGAATGGCACTGCTTATAAAAGCATAAGTGATTGCAGATTGAGATTTAATGCGTGGGAGATTAAGTATTATGAAGTTATTAGTGAGGGTTGTTCCTAGAAATGATTTAAACTTCACTATTGAATCGGAAGAAATCGAAATTAACAATTCACACGCAACCATCAATGATTACTTGTTGCAGTATGGCGAATATAAAGATTTACCACTGTCGTTCATGTTGGATGGTGAGATTGTATCAAGAGACACATTGCTTGTCGGAAAATCAGAATTAAAAATCATTGTTGAACCGCAAGGTGTGTTTGCCTTTGTGATCATGCTTGTTGTTGTCGTTGCAACATTCTTATACACAATGTCGCAGATGAATAAACTTAATTCAAAGACAGGCAAGAACAAGGACACACAACAGGGTAGATCTATCTATGATGTAAACGCGCAAGGCAACAAGGTTAAACTTGGCGATGTAATACCTGAGCAGTTCGGACTTTTCAAGAAATTTCCGGACTACTTGTCGGACCCTCATTCGTATTATAAAGACAACAAATACTATCTTGATTTAATCTTGTCTCAAGGTGTCGGATATTTTCTTCATGCTACAAACCATGACGATATATACATCGGCAACACTTCAATAAACACCTTAAGCGGTATTCAGTGCCATGTTGCTGAACCTGGAGAAGACTTGTCAAACAACTCTATAGATCCCGAGATTACAAAATGCTGGTTTAACTCAACAGAAGTAACAAGTAGCGGTCATACACTTCACGCACTGACATCTACAAGTATAGAGAATAATGTTCATCTTGAGTACCAGTCAATATTTGTCGAGGGCTATGATTTATCTAAATACCGTGTCGGTGATATGGTTAAAATCAGCGGTGCAGATAATGAGTGGGTGGTACTACCTGCGTTCCAGGATACGAACGAACACTATCCTGAGCAGTTGTCAAGCGACTGGGAAATCAGAGCGAGAAACAATTACAAGAACAATTTTGATCATACACATCAGTTTGCAGTCTATCCTTTTAGACCTAAAGAAATGAAAGAGTCTGATGCACAAGCGGGGCAAGGCGGTGCACCGAAACATACTTTCTATCATATTTATGTTAAACAGCGTGATTATTATATATCGGGTTCGACAACTGCATCGTATAGACTGCTCGATATTCCCTTGAACGAGTGTTCAGTAGCAGAGAGTGTCAGACGCTGGGGTGGTGAGAAATGGGAACTTAATTCAGCGCATTATAGCCAATATTCTGGTGCATGGTATCCGTCGACTACTCTCGACAACTATTTGTTATTAGGTAATAACTGCCGTCATGTTTATCAGACAACGGGAGGTTGGATACCTATTACATCATACTACATTTATAACTACTCGAATATATTTGTTGAAGGTTCGGGTGGCGCAACTACACACGGTACAGTAGATTTACAGACTATACCGGACAATTGTAGAATTAATTGCTACAGTGCGTCTGGAATGAACGCCGATGATAGTGTATGGGGTTATGTTGCATATATAGGTAGATATGGTTCACTTTATCAAGCCACACCTACAATCATGTTCGGAAGTACTCCACTGTCTTATGAGATTAAAATTAACAGTAACGGTACTTATAAATTGTGGAATTCACGCATGAAAACCAATGCATACTTTAAAGTGCAGATTGCGTACTGCGTGAGAGCAAAGGTTAGTGAGTGCCATCGCAAAGACTTAATCGGTAAGACTGTTGATATTATTTCAAGTAAACCGCTTCAGTTTAATATACCACTAATCGGCACAAATTACAGCACAAATTCGGCATACGCCACAGAGTGGTTACGATGCAGTTCGTTGTGCTTTAAACTGCCTTATGATGATGCAGCACAACATATTAAGACAGCGTTTGAATATGAGCAATTTGGGGCTTCACTCGTACCGACAAAGGTTAATGTTGGCATGGGTTATGAAATTGACCCGTCATTCGGTATTGAAGAAACAGATTCCGATTGGAAATTCATGATCACAGATGACGTTCGGACCTATGCAGCAAACGATTTGTCGACTGACCACGAGCATGCTGGAACAATAGGCGCACTTGGTCATAACTGTGTTGCCGTTCGTGTGACCGCTACACCTGACGGTATCTGGGATTTCTATGATGAGGATAGGGGTACTGTTGATGATAACGGTTACTATAAAGTCGTTGCAGTATATGGCGAAAACAGTTTCAGCGCGGATCTCGATTCACCGATACTTGTTAATAGCAAGAGTGAATTAAGTGGTTCTGATGCGAAGCGACTGTTCACGACACCGCATCAGAACCACAGAGTCTACAATCAAGATATTATGTTTGCAAGTAAAGACTACAAGGGCAGAGAATTTACCGATATGTATCAATATCTTAAGCAAGTTAAGATAGGCAACAAGTGGGAAGATGCACCATGCTACGCTCCGTCAGTAACTAAAGTAATGCTGCACAGATGTGATAGTGATGGTAATTTATACCCTGATTGGACCGGATTTTGGGCGGTAGATTCAATTCAGAAAAATGTGGTTGTAGAAAATCTTACGCAGGGTTTCTCCACAAAAGATATAAACAATTCGATGTGCGGACCATATCGCGCTGCGCCTATCGGAGTAGAAGTTTCTGAAATTGAACTTGACTTTACTGCAC